CCATTTGCCATAGTCTCCTAAATAGGAATACTCCTGTACTAATTTTAGCACAGGAGTATTTCTAATTGACTATTTTTGTTTACTTATTAGTGAACCCAAATGACGGCTCATTAGGGTTAAGTGCTTTCAAAATTACGGGTGCTGTGGCAGCAAATCCGCCCAGTAGTAGGTCTCTTGGGCTGGTGTTGCCAGTCATATATAGAGCAATTGCTGCTCCTAGAAAATGACGTCCATAACTTGCTAGTGCTGCTAGAATCTTTTCTTGCATTGTAACCTTTCCATCTCCATTAAGATCTTCTTTAGCTTTTGCCATTTTTGATCCTCCTTATTTCTAGGCGGTATGCCCAGGAATTTTGAGCCTAAGCCCAATTATATAATTGTACCACTATGCGCTAATATCTACCAATTCACAATTGCCATCAGAACTACAGGCAAGTGTAGCATTTATAGAAGTACCATCTTCTGTTTCATAAAAAGATAAATCTTCCCATCTAATGCTTTTAGGCATTTTTGACACTAGCTCGTCATACTCTTCTTTACCAACTTCTTGATATGGAGCTTGCTTGTAAGAATGATCAGAATATGGAAGGAAAGAGATTCCAGAAAGATCATCAAAGTTTTTGTAAACCCAAGCACCAACCTCCATCCATTCATCATCTTTAACAGAAACTGTAATAGATGGCTTATGGTCACACCAAGCCTTTTGATAAATCATCCAAAGCTCTAGGTGCTCTATGGCAGTGAGATCTTTTCTTAATGTTGCTCCATTTGGTGCTTTTACTGGGAAAGAAAAAACATAAGTTTCATTAGGCTTCATTACATCGTCTTCTACTGGAATTCCAATCTCTTTAAGAAAAATTGAAATAGGATCTCCCTTGGACCCACGAACAGTTCTAATGTAATACTCAGAATGCCAAGGGTGCATGCCAGAAGAAACTCCAGTAAGTTGAGAAACTGTTCCAGAAGGCTTTACACATGTAACTGAAGCTGATGGGTTAATTCCTATATTTGACGCTTCCTTAACATTTGCTTCTTTGGCTCTGACCTTAAGTCTTTGTAGGGCATGCTCAAGACGTAGGTGATCATCTTCTTTAACATGATCTTTATTTTTGCAATTTCCTTCACAGCTATATCTGCATGTGTAGCCTTCTGGCTTGTGTGCCTGATATTTACCAGAAAAATAAGAATTTCCAAACTGTCCAGTTAGAGATACACCAAGAAGTCTTTCTTCTTCTGTATTCTTTTTCCAAACCTCTCTAATGTACTTAAAGTTTGTCAATGTTGATTGCCATGTTCCAAGAACTGAAGCAAGCTCAACTTTTAAAGAAACTGACTCTTCATTATCATCTTCACGAATAACAACTTCTGACAAATTACAGAACTGATTAGGTCTCAATATGATTTCTGAGCATGGGTTAGTGCCATAGTGGATTTCTGGATCTCTTCCGCTTAATGCAGCTTGCTTTTGTGCTGCAGCAACATTGTAGATTCCTCTTTCTCCAGACTTTGAATCATACAAAGACTTCCACTCAGATATAAACTGCTCCATATCTGGTTTTCTAGAATATGCCACTGAATTATTTGAAAGAGCACGTTGAGGATTATTTTCCCACCAATTTCCAGATTTTGCTTGTGCCATCTCTATATCATTAATGTTTGATAGAGAAATCATAGCTGATCTGCGAACTCCTCCAACAACAACAACCTCACCTATCTTGCACATTATGTCATGAGCTTCAATCGGCTTGAGCTGTCTTCCTGCTGCATTTTTAAACTTTGCAATAGTAAAATCAAATAAGTTTACAAGGGGCTGAGGACCAGATGATCTTCCGCCCATGGTTTTAAGCCTTGCACCAGCTGGTCTAACTTTTGTAACATCAAAGGATGGAATCTTTCCATCCCATAGGCTTTTTAAAAGCATCTTGTAGGCTGTTGCCCAGCCTGTTTTGGAATCTTCTACAACAATAACATCAGAAACTTTTTCCAAAGTTTGAGGGATTGAAGGAAGCTTATTAATGTACTTATATTCTACTGAGAAACCAACTCCAGAGCCACACATCAATATATACATAGTTTCGTCAAATGCTCTTGGGTGATCAACTGGCAAATACGAACAATTGTATCCAGCAACGTTATCTCTTTCTAGGGCGGGACCAGAAGTCATAACAGCTCTCATAGAAGGCATTACATTTCTCTTGTATACAGCATCTTTAAGATTTGAAACAAGTATCTCGTCTGGAGTATAATCAAAATTTTCTTTTAGGTTGTTTAGCATAAAAGAAAAATATCTGTCTACGGTTTCTTTCCAAGTTTCTCTTCTATTTAGATCGGGTATCCATCTAGCATATCTTGAAATAGCTATAAAATTTTCGTATGGGTTTTCTATTAAAGCGCTATCTGCATTTGGCTCAAGTAACACCATTGGCTTCTCATCAAAGTAATCTGAGGATTGTTTAAAGTTTTGAATTTTTGTCATTTTGTCTCTTTTCCGCCCAACGGCACATAATTTTTAGTAAGAGTCTTATTCTACCAAAGTTCTTTATAGAAGGGAAGCGTTTAATAGAAAATAAGAAAAACTATCTCTTTATTAGTTAACTACAATATACAAATTGCTATTTTTAGGTTGACATATAACAATAAGTAATGGTATTCTTATAGTTCGTTATCTCTATTGGAGGAAATGCCTATGGAGAATATAAAAGAAAAACTTAGCGATGTCTTACATCACTATGTTGCAATAGCAGTAGCTGTAATGTTTTTATTTACTGGTCAACCAGAAATAATGCAACCAGCATCTGCACTGGTTGTAAAACCAGAAGTAAAAACCGAAGCACAACTTAACAAGGAAAAGCTGGAGCAATTCAGCAATACTGTGTGGAAACCATCAGAGTCTTTAACAGACAAAGAATTGGTTGAACTTCTCAAGGCTGTAGGCTTTGAGGGTAGCGCCCTTAAAATGGCGTGGGCTGTAGCTAAAAAGGAGTCTAATGGACGCCCAATGGCTTATAACGGCAACAGGAAAACTGGAGACAGTTCCTATGGAATTTTTCAGATCAACATGTTGGGAAACCTAGGTGATGATCGTAAAGAAAAATTCAAACTGGATAGTAACTACTCGTTATTCGATCCAGCAATCAACGCAGAGATAACGTATTATATGACCAATGGCGGTCAAGATTGGTCGTCATGGAAAGGTTTAACTCCTCGAACAAAAGAGTGGTTAGACAAGTTTCCATCTAAAAAGGAGTAAGGAGTTAATATCAAGATACAAATAGTGTCTGAATATTTAGCTCTGTCAAGGGAAGGCCTTGTGTCAGAGATGGTTTGTCCATTAGACCAAGGTCTTCTCTTTTCCAACCAAGACGAAAAAGAAGAAATCTTTGTGTACTGTCTTTCTTGCCAATATAAAAATTATATTGGAAGTGCTGTTTATTCAAAAATGCTGGAGGGTGTAAAGAATGCCGCTAAATAACGAATTTGATGAAGCTTTAAGAGCTAAGGTTGCTAGAAATATTCCATGCATGCATATGCCTGGCTTGCTTCTTGCAGAAAAAGCTCTTATTGTAGTTAAAGAATATGCTGAAGAAGCTAAATCTAGAGGTTTAACAACTATTGACGAATTGCTTGAAGACATGAAAGTGAAAAATGGACAAGCCGAGTAATAATTTAGAAGACAACTTGCCTATGGTCAACTATATAATGCTTCATAGAATGTATGACGTATTATGTCTAATAGCTAAAAATACAGGGGATAGCAATGAGATTGAAAAAATGGTAAAATATCATGAAGATGGTTTTTTGCTGGGACCTTCCCCAGCATTTAGAGCGGAAGATGAAAAGAATGAATAAGGATAAAGAATCTGTAGTAGAGCTTATGGTTGCAGTTTATGAAAGCATAAATACAAAAATGGCACTAATGTCTGGAATGTCTGAAGAAGAAATAGAAGAAAAAACCAAAGAAGCAAATCCAGCAATGATTTATTACATGTCAGAAATCTACAATAAGCTAGATGAAAATGACATACTAGCTCAACAATAAATAAAATAAGTGATATAATTAGTTTATGTCACCTAAACATTTTGGCAAAGTAATGACCACTCCATACTTTAGAATGGATCAACAAGTTTTGTCACCGTGTAAATGTTTTGAGTGTAGAATAGAAAATCTTTTTATTAGATTTTTTAATATAAGAAGAAAAAAATAAAATTACGTAAGTTGAGATAATACTCCTTACGTATGCACGTAAGTGCTAAACCCCAATCGGATCCGCCTCTGATTGGGGTTTTTATTTAAATAAAATTTTACAGAGTTTTGTGCACAAACATTGATGCTATAATTCTGTCTCCATTATAAAATTTATTTACGGCATGAGAATATTCTTTTGTTCCAGGGTGGCAAACTAGTGTTCCAGCTTTAGGCTTAATGGATATATCTTTATTTACATATACAACTTCTCCGCCTTCAAAGTCATCGTTAATAAATATAACGATACCCTTCGATACAAAAAATTTTCTTTCGCTTAAATCTTTTTCCGACAAATCGTAAGGAATATCATCTGAGTGCGGAGGCATTATATAGCTAGAGTTTGCAAACTCTACTGGAACATCATTTGAAGAAAAATCAAAATTTCTATATTTAATGAGTGACACAAAATCTGTATAGGGCCTGATTAAAGTTTCTGTTTCATTGTTAAAAAAATCATCAAGCTTTGATAAATATCCATCCCAAATACTGGTAATATTACTTTCTTCTATAATTAAAGAAGTGTGTGATANGTGTCCGTAGTCTTCTATATGCGAATCTGATTTTATTGCACTATGCAATTTATCTATATCCTTTTTAGATATAAAATCTTCTATATAAAATATATTATCGTCTAAATAAACCTTATCCATGGAAAACCCCCTTTTCGGAATAATCATTTTTAGTGTAGTTTAAGTTTAGCACAACACGAATATTAGTGTTTGTCTGAGAGAATCCACTATGCATTATTGTGGAATCAAATGTGACGAGCCTATTCTCTATGCTATCAACTTTTTGTCCGTCCTCAAACATAGTGTACCCATTATTTGTGTTTAAATAAAAAATTGCCGTAGTATGTTTCATTTTGCTGTCAGTGTGCATGCCGCCCTCAATGTGAGTGGTAGTCCTGGTTCCAAGATTTGCTTTTACTCTTAGTATTTCTTTTGCATTAATTTTATTTAATAACGGCATCAGATGATCATAGTATTCGGACTTTACTCCAACATCGTTTCTGTACATTAAATTAAAGAACTGAAACCTATCTGTTTTTTTGACTTCATTGGGATAGGCAATTCCAGGGGTGTAGTGCCAAGGAAACTTTTCGTTATCTATAAAAATATTTTTTATTTTATTAAACTCGTCTTGGTTTAAATAATTATCGAATATATTTATGCTCACAGTCTCACACTTTTCTCTAAAGCCTGAGCATATAGATTGTAGTGGTTTTTCAAAGGAAGGCTCTTAATGTAATCTAGGTGGTCTTGATATCTAGAATCTTTTTTTGATGTGACAGTCTTTCTTTTGTCTTGAGTTTCAACATGCCAAGTAGAATAGCTCTCAAAATCATCATTAGTTAATAAAAACGATCCGCCTAATTTATTGCATAAGAATGTAGCAACCTTTTCTGTACTACCAATAACATCCTTAAAGTCAAAAAAGGTAACATTGTTTTTTAGCATTTCAGAATAATGATCTAAAAATTGATTGCTTCTAAACTCTATCTGAGAAAAGTCTTCCATCACATTCATTGACGCTAAACACTCTACTGGGTCTCTGGCTATAGAAAAAACTTTAGAGTAGTCTTTTTCGGCGGCAACCTGAATTTCATACATCCTAGACTTAAAGAATTCCTCTGGGGTATCTTTATCTACTTTTACATAGTGTCCAAAATCTATATCCAAATCAGTATTTAAGTCTAAATACCATGATAGCCAATTTTTACCAGATCTAGGATACGTTAAAAAATAAGCATTAGGTAACATATTAAACTCCATTATTAGTGAAAAAAAGTGCGGCGAAAAGTGAGCCGAAAATTAGAGACCATCATTTTCATCTTCGTATAAACTTCTCAAATACTCCATATGAGCTAGACGTTGTTCCTCAGACCCTATTTTATGCTCTACTATAACACCTGCCCACATAATAAAAAGGAGGGTCGAAATAGGAACATCATAAGCTATCATATTAGTATTATACTCCAGGTCTATATATTAAACAATAAAAAGATAGCTATAGCTATAAAGCACAAAGCAATGAACTTGATCTTCTTCTTTCTTGGCCATTCATCTGGCACTCTAACATTATTCATATTCTACTCCTTTGTAGGCCTATTGGGATTTGAACCCAAAGTCGATTGCATATAAGACAATTGCTTTAACCAGATTAAGCTATAGGCCCTTATATTAGCCTATTATCTGGTATATGATACCAAGGATGAAAGTTATTACAGTTACTATGGCTACTGCAATAAGAGTCTTCATCTTTCTATCCCGCCTTTTCTTATGTATTTTCTTTATGTTTTGTAATTGTTTATCTGGGGATATTAGATTTTAGGAAAGCCCCCCTACCCCCCAAATTTTTTCTTTTTGGAAAGATAGAGAAGCAGTCCTAAAACGATATTCTCAGATGTTATCTGGTACATATTGAGTTTCAGGGTAAGCCCCCACAAAGCAAACTAAGTGTAGCATTTGTTATTTTACAAAGTCAATGACTTTTCTATAATTAAATTTAAAACTTTTTCAAGATACTTATCTGGCCAAGTTAGTCCTTTACCATTTTTTTCTATAACATTTTCAGAACTTAAGACACCATTTTTGCCTATGTGCTCATACATTTCTTTTTGAGTTATAACTATTCTGCTATTATATTTTTTTACTGATACGCCTAAAGCTTTTTTAAAATACTCTTCAGCCAATATCTTATCTGGATGACAATCAGACCATATTGGCCAAGGTTCTGCAAAATAAACATTTTGGAAATAAGGCCTTAAAGATCTTGTTGCTATCTCTACATATTTGTCGACTTTTACTTCTATATCTTCATATATTGGCTTTGTGTTTCTAATATCAGCATGCCCAAGAAATAATATTATATTCTGGTCAACTGGAATTATATATTCTTTTGTATTTACAAATGGGATCTTTGACATTGATTGAAAATCCAATGAACTTGACCAAAGACCACTTATTCCAATTAGATGAATGTTATCAGTTTTTATATTTAGATCATGCATGTTTTCAACATGGCAATCTCCAAGTATATATAACATTAATCTATTGTATCAATATTCTTTTCTAAATACTCATGTGGAATTGTGTAAAATCCTTCAGGCAAATTATCTTCTCCAAATATTCCAGTTACAGCACTAGACATTTTGATTGAATCTAAGCCTTCATATAGCTGATCCCTTTTTCTTAATTCTTCCGCTTCAGGAAGTGATGCAAATCCTGCTACTATGTATCTTGTAGTATTCCCAGTAACTGGTCTAGTTCCATGAAGATAATCTTCCCAGCCTGGATGTAAAAGTAGATCTCCTTTTTCTGGTTTATACTCAAAAGGCAAGTAAGGATAATATATCTCGCCACCCTCAAAATTGTTTATATAGTGAGTTACTCCAAATACGCATTTGTTATCTAACCCAAGGGATTCCGCCAAATTGTCAGCATGTTCAAACATAGACTGGCCTTCTGTCATTCTGTGGACAGAGTTCATGCTTTCTACCCATAACTCCTGTCTAAAGAGCTCCTGTAGCCTTATACGCATATGTTTTAGCTCTGCGTCCAACTCTGGATCTTCTACAAAGAAGAACTTTCCATGCCACCACTCTCGCTTGTTTTTTTCCCACCAAATATCTTCTCCAAAAGATTCTACATGGTTTACAAGCCTATCGCATAGATCATCTGATAGCCAGTTTTTTAACACAACAATGTTCTTTTCAATTAGTACCGCATTGGGTTCTTTTTCTAATATTTGGGCAAGCTGTTTTTTAACTATAGATACATATGGTTCCATGTTCTTATTATACACCGCCCTATATTCTAGTCAACTGCTTTTTAGGATTTAAGAAAATGTTAATATATTTTTTACATGATATTTTTTACATGTATGATACATGATTTGGGCAAAACGGACATTTCGGATAGTGCGCCCATAATGAATGGTCATTTGTGACCTATCTCACACGATTATTTTGTGATGTGCCTCACAATGTCCGAATTGTACGCATTTATAAGTTGCAATTTGTCAGACCCCCATGTTATGCTTAAGGTATAAAGAAAAACAAACGAAAGAAAGGTGGTCTCAAATGACTACACTAGATAAGAATACAATTAAACACTCACGCTATGGTCACATGACACTAGAACAGCGTATCTACTTAGGTGCAGAGATGGTCGCCAATGGCGAGGTAGTCTCTTTCCGTGGTGCTAGTGCCGATACCTATAACAAGGTAATGGCTCTCGCTAATCGTATCAAGCAAGAGCGAGAGTTTCCTCAATGCCCTTGCGGAGAGTGTGAGTAAGGTCACACCGACACACCTCCCCAACGTCCCCAATTTGTCAGACCCCCATGCTACACTTACAACATAACAACAACGAAAGGTCAGAATAAATGACACTAGATGAATACAAGCAAATGGTAGAGGCTCAACGCCTTGCCTCCCTCGCAATCGCCCTAGAGGCACTTACCAAATCAGAGGCTATCGCTAAGGAGATGAATAAATAATGTCATACGCATACTCATACGAAACTAATAGCGTGTCTAAGTGGGATACTATCCAACAAGATGTCGCAGACGCATACACATACCTAGATGAGTCAGATGAGCAACCACCTGCTGATGACTTTGATGATTTTGATGACTCAGATGATGAGGCACTAGCAAAACTATTCGCACTAACATGGGAGAACTAATAATGACTATCACTTACTCAATTTGGCAAGGCTCTAAACTAATCTCAATCGACAATGTAGCGCA